GAAATTGGAAGCTCCAAAAAACATACAAGACATATTAGTTACATTTGAAACATTCCAATTATTAAGTGGTTGATTGAAATTGGAAGCTTTCATAAACATATGAGACATATCAGTTACATTTGAAACGTCCCATTTGGAAATATGTCCATATTTTTTTATAGCTTTTATTTCATCAGTTAACCATAATTTAACAGCAATTTTAAGTGTTATATTATTAAAATGTATCATTTTAATATTATTTTAAATTATTTTAAATTATTTTAAATTTAAAATAATTTATGAAGCATATTGGTTACATTTAAATAATTAATTAAGTGTGAAAGAAATTTTTAAAATAATAAAAATTGTAAATTTGGTAAAATTCGTTAAATAAATATGAAAATGAAATTTTTTGAAAATTAAATATTATAAATGTCTTGTCCGTCCTACCCACAAATAGACGATGATGTTTACCCTATGGGTGATGAAGAGGAAATTTTTTTAAAGACATTCCATTATGAAGAAGAAGACGATTTCGAAGGAAGTGCACATATGAATATTCACATGTGGGCACATAATAGAGATTCAGATTCATGTTTAGCGAGGATAACAAATGCAAGAGTTTATTGTTGTTTAGAATTACCTACATATACACAACGAAGAGTACCCTCACCTTGTGGTGATTGGAAAAAAGATACATTTGAACCAGATAAATATATAACTTGGGATGAATATTTAGCAAAAAGAGTATTCGAATCAATATGTTGGCAATTAAATAGAAAAACTGACTGGAAAACTAAAAATGCACTTGAAACACCATTTGATTATCATTTTGGTAAATATAGAGATATTTATTATTATACTGGTACAAAGAAGAATTATATGTATTTATTTTTTAATACTGTAAAAGCTCGTAAAGATCTGGAAAATGTCTTAAGATTTCCAATGAATATAATGAAAGAAGGTCATATGTTATTTGAGATGCATGAGAATAAAATTTCAACAACTAGACGAGTAATGTCAAAGCAAAATTGTAGATATACAAAATGGTTTAAATGTAAAGCTAGAAAAATACATCCGGAATCAAAACTTAGAGTTTCTAAGAAAACATTAACAGAGTATATAATAAATTATACAACAATGGAAGAGATACCAGAAGAGATATGTAAAAATTGGTTTGTTTATCCAAAAATTATATCATGGGATGGTGAAATGTATTCAATCAATCATAAACAGATGCCTCATCATAGAAGATTACATGATGCACTTTATATGATTTCTGTAGTATTTCAGTATATGGAGCATCCTGAAACAATGAAAAAATATTGTTTTATATTTGGTGATTGTGATGAAAATGATCCAAGATTAAAAGATTCAGAGATTATAAAATATGATACAGAAAAAGATCTATTAATTGGATTTGCTAGAATGTTCGACTATTTAGATCCTGATATGGTTATGGGTTATAACACTTCTTCTTTCGATTATCCTTATTATATTGGTAGATGTGAAAGAAATGATATTTCACTTGTTGATATTCCTAATACTGGTCGTCTTCTTAGAGATGTTACTTCTATTTATAATATGAATTGGTCATCTTCAGGTGCTGGTAATAATGATATTACATTTATTAAACATAAGGGTCGTATTCCATTTGATTTATTACCAAATATTAGAAGATTATATGGTTTACGTAAGTATACAATGGAATTTGTATGTCAACATTTCCTTGGTGAGGGTAAAAATGATGTTACTGCAAAAGAAATGTTTAGGATATATGAAGATATGATAGCTAAGAAACCAGGGTCATTATCTGCAATGACAGATGTAGTTGCATATTGTATTCAGGATTCAATATTACCAATTAAATTATTCGATAATCGTAAATTATGGTTTCATTTATCATCATTATCTAGTGAGGCTGGTGTATCAATTTTGGAGTTATTTACCAGAGGTGAACAAATTCGTACATATTCTAATATTGCACATGAATGTCATAAGAGAGGAATTGTTCTTTCTAATCCTCAATATTTTGATTATTATTATAAGGGTGGTTTTGTTGGAAAGCCATCACCTGGTGTATATAAATATGTTTTTACATTAGATTTTTCTTCTCTATATCCATCGATTATGAGAGGGTATAATTTATCTATTGATTCACTTATTAGAATAGAAGATTGGCCTAAATTCCCAGAAGGTACATATGAATCAATTCCATTTACACAAGAAGAACCAGTTGATGCACTTTCATCATCATATAAGAAAGATCTTGAAGATAAATATAAGTTATATATGTCTGGATATCCTGTTATTTTTAATCAAGATGATTTATCCACTCTTTACATGCTTGGTAGAACTGAAATTAAGAGATATTCATTAAATATTGAAAATAATGAGGATGCTCAAATTTTAGAACCGGAAGATTTAACAAATAAACAAACTGTTATTCGTAGATATGAAATTAGAGTTATTAAAAAGGTTTTCGACAATGGTTCACCTGGATATGAAGGTATTATGTCTACTTTAGAAGATGGTTGGTATAAGGGAAGAAAAGAAATTAAGAAGAAAATGAAGGTTTGTGATAATATCATTACATATAAAGAAAATTCTCCACAGGATTATATTAATATTGGTATTGATATTGAGAAACTTAAGGATGAAATTACTGAACTTGAAAAGGATTTATATTATGATACAATGGTATTACCTGATGATAACGATGATGACTTAGAAGGTGTTGATTCACGAAGTATTAATATTGATGTTGAAGATAAGATTAAGTTAGTTAAAGAATCACTTAGAGAAGCTGAAAATGTTTATAAATATAAGGATTTTACAGAACTTGATCATAAATTAAATGCAAGTGAAGCTGATGTTCACAATGCTGGACAATTAGCTGTAAAGGTTATGATGAATTCAGGATATGGATTTTGTGGTGTTCCAACTGGTATGTTACCAGCATTACCAGTTGCTATTGTAACTACTGCACTTGGACGTCAATTAATTCAAGAAGCTAATGATGTTTTAACTGCTGAATTTGCACAATATAATGCTAAAATTGTATACAATGATACTGATAGTTCAATGGTTTGGTTGGATATTTCTGAGGAAGATGTTCTATCTGGTAAAATTGATATTAAGAAGATTTCAAAAGAAATGGAGGATTTCATCAATGGTGTTCCTGAAAAAATTCTTAGAGATGGAACTGTTATCCCAGCAACTAAAGCTGTTTTTAGAGATCCTTTGAAGATGGAATGTGAAAATTGTTGTCAAATGTGTCCTTTGAAACCTAAATATTATATTAAGTTACATAGAGAAATTGATCTTAAGAAGATTAAAACACATGGACAATTTAAAACTGAAGGTGGTAAACCAATCATTGGTACAAAGGGTATTTTAACATCTAAAAAGGGTAATGCACAATTTTCTAATATTGTTTACAATGATCTTGTTGAAAATGTTATTTTTATGAGGCATACATGTAAAATGTTAATGTCATTATCTAGCTATATTTGTGACTTTTTAAGTGATCGATTTGACAGTAAAGATTTATGTAAAGTTATGGGTTTAGGAAGTAATTATTCAAATGAGAATTACTTCTTAAATGTATTTGCAAATAATATTGCTAAACTTGGTATGCAAGTTAAACCAGGTGATAGATTAGAATTTCTAATTGTTAGAACAAATATTGAAAGAGAACAAAACATTTCACAAAATGTAGGTGAAAAGTGTAGAGAATACTCTTTGTGGATGGCTGATCCAAATCGTGAACAAATTGATTATAATTATTATATTGAAAAGGGTCTCCAAGAACAATATGATTTTTTATTTGGTGTTGGTAATATGAATACAATTAATCATCCATCGTTAGAAGGACTTGGATATAAACCACAATTTTCTAGATGTCATGGTGTTCATTTTAGTCAACCTATTAAAATGATATCTGGTCTAATTAAAGATTATATGAAATTGTCAGATGAAGATTTTTACAAACATTATATATCATATGGATATAAATATGATCAAACAAAGGAAAGAAATGTTCATATTGCTGTTTTGGTTGATGTATTTATTAAACGTATTTGTGATCAAATACATTTAGTATACCCCGAAGAAAATTCTATTTAAATTTTTATTAATTAATAAAAATATGTCGTGGGATATTTTAAAAATTCCAGTTTATGAGAAATATAAAAATCAATGGATAGAATCTCATCCATTGAATATGGGTGAATATACATGGTCTTATTTATTCGAAAATGGTAAACAAATACGACCGAAATTATTTTGTGATTTATGTAACTATATTGATGATAAAAAACAAATTAATGTCGAATTAGCATTTGTAATTGAATGTATACACGTTACAAGTCTTGTATTGGATGATTCACCATGGATGGATAATTCTAATACACGTAGAAACAGGGAAACTTTACATTTTAAATTTTCACAAACACAAGTTTTACATATTTGCTTTGATATTTTAAAGTTAGCATTACAAATATGGACAAATAATAAACCAACAAATATTTCAAGTAAAAAATGGAATGAAATTATCATTGTAAAACTATATAGATTATCGTTAGGTCAAATATATGATTTAGAAAAAACAAATACATTGTTTGAATTGGCATCATTAAAAACTGGAGTTTTATTTGAATTAATAACTGAAACGGTTGCAATTTGTAATGATTTAGATATAAAATATTGGAAAATATGGGGTAATTATTTTGGTGTATTATATCAATTAAAAGATGATTGGAATGATATAGATGAAGATATTATTCAATGTAATAGAAATCCATTTGTTGAATCATATGATTTGACAATCTTACAATATTCAAAAATTTTAGCATTTATAAAATTAGAAAATGAATGGTTTAAACGTCCATTTGGTAAATATCTACATGATTATTTTTCACAAGATATAAAATTAAAAATAGATTTTGATGATGAATTATATAACATACCATATTTAAATTTAAACAGTAAAAAATTATTTTTAATGACCGATAATATATTGATAAAAAATTTAATTCGTGAAAGAATAATGAATGTAAATAATGGTTGGTCTTCAACATCTCAAATTATTTTAAGATATTTTAATGATGATTTCCTTGATTTTTCATTGAGTGATATAATTAAAATTTGTTTTGATAATATTGATACAGATTTTAATTTATGGAAGATTAACGAAAAAGATTGGGAAATATCATTAATTGATTTTTTTGGAAAAGTATACAATGTTATAGGATGAAATTTTTAAGTTAAATTCTGTGTAAAAAATGGATTTATTAACACGTGAAAATATGTTATTAATTGCACACAAACGTCAACTGATTATTGACGCGAATAAATCTTTAATCAAAAAATGTGATATGATGATACTGATAATTCAATGTTAGATGTAATTTCAAAAGATATGGAAGATTTAATTAATAGTTCATTGAAGCATAAATACTATATTAAGAAAAAGTGAAAATATTTAAGTTAAATTTAATTTAAAAAATGAAGTTGTCATCATTAGAAACTATTGAATCATTAGAACCTATCGAAAATGCTGATGCTATTGTTATGGCAACAGTTTTAGGTTGGAATATTATTGTAAAAAAGGATGAATTTCAGATTGGTGATAGATGTATTCATATTCCAGTTGATACTATCATTGATACAAGTATGAAACACTTTGAGAGATTTAGAAAAGATGATAAATGTAAACCAATGAGAGTTCAAACCCGTAAGATAAGAGGTGTATATTCAGAAGGAATTGTATTACCATTAGATGAATTTACTGAAATAGATGATTTTGATAAATTTCTTGATATAGAAGATTATGACTTTGGTGAAACTTTAGGTGTAACAAAATATGAGAAAACTGAAGTTTTGGATCAGTTTGTTAGTGAAAAGAAGAAATTATTTCCACCATTTCCATCACATATTATACCTAAAACTGATGAAGATAGTCTTAGAACTAAGAAAAGAGTATTAGAAGATTTAATTGATAAAGAGATTTATGTTTCACAAAAACAGGATGGTTCAAGTATGACAATGATTTGGAAAACTGTTGATGAAGAAAATGTTTTTATTCTATCTAAGAGAAATATTACCGTATGGAAAACTGTAAATGGTGAGGATGAGTATATTTTTACAGACCCGATGGTTGATTATGTTAAAAAGTATAATTTACATTTATTATTTGTTGGTAGAAATATTGCTATTCAAGGTGAATTTTGTGGACCTAAAATTAACGGTAATAAATTGAAACTTACAAAGTTTATGTGGTATGTTTTTACAGTATTAAAATTAGATGAAGATTTATACATGTCTTTAAATGAATTAGAAGAATTTACATCCGAAAATAAATTAGATCTAGTACCAATTATTGATAGATTCACTTTAATCAAATGTGATAAACCAATTGAATTATTTCAGGAATTTGCTAATGATGTTAAATATGGTAAAAATAATGGTGAGGGTATCGTGATAAGACCAGTTGAACCAATTTATTCAATATGTTTAAGAAAAAATATAAGTTTAAAAATTATAAATCAGAATTATAAGGATTAATTTACATATTAACAGTTGTTAATATATTATACAGTAAGTATGTAAAATAATTTATTTGGGTTTATTATTTTTACGATCATCTAAAAATGTCTTGATGTTTATTTTACTATAATCTATACTTTTATTATCACATAAAATTTTCTTAAATGAAGAATAAAGTGGTCTTCCAATGATAGTTGGAAGTACAAGTGGATATAAAATTATACCAGATGTTCCACCAACAAGTATAGATGTTGTGAACAATTCAAAACCAGTTAATTGATTATTTCTATTTTTTAATTTTTCATCTTGTTTACATAAATATTCAATTGATAAACCAATTCCACCTAAAAATCCAGAAGTTAAACCCAAAAATTTTAAATTTGGAAATGTGCCATAAACAGGACAGTATAAAGTTGTTAAGATTTTACTAAATGTCTTTATCTTCTTCATTAACTGATACTAATAATTTTTTAAAAACTACTAGAAGTACTGAATTTTCAAGGATTGTGTTTGCTGATCTTCTTCGTAATGTTTCAAATGGAGTACATGTATGTGATATTTTATTGTCTTTATCTAAACATGTATGTAATCTTTTAAATGATAATGTCACCAATAATAAATTAATAAAAACTATTACATTATCATCAGATTATAAATCTGATTCTTATTTTGTATGTGTTTTTATGAATAATCTTAAAAATCTAGGTGTAACTATTAACACTGGTGATAAAATAGAATTTATTGTTGTTGAAGATACTGATAAGAATATAAAACAATCTATAGGTGATAAGTGTAGATCTTATGATTTATGGTCTCATGATCCCAATCGTGAAGAAATTGATTATTCTTTTTATTTAAACGGTACATTTAAATCAAATTATGATAGATTATTTAAGGAATATGTCAACGTGGAAATTGAAGATCTTGGTTATGAACCATATTATGTAAGAAATAAGCCTGTAAATTTTAATGAACCACTTAAAATGATATTATTGATTATTAAAGATTTATCAAGTTGTTCTGATTCAGAAATTGGTGAAATATTATCAATGTATGATATTTCCTATGATAAATCAAAATCACACATTGCTAATATTGCAATTTATATCGATTTAGTAATTAGACATATATGTGAAAAGATATATACTGATTCTTCTGAAATTTTATAATTTAAAAATGAAAAATATACATGTGTATATTTTAAAATGTCAATTTGTATTAAATCTATAAATGAATTAACTGTTTATCCAGATGATAAACTCGAAAATTTATCATTGTACATTAATAATGAAAATAAGAAAATATATAGTGTTGATAAAGAAAATAATGAAATAAATAAAAATATAGAAATGTTATTGGAAACAATTGAATTAACAAAAGTAAAAATAACAGAGAATACAAAATTAATATTAGAAACAAGGAAATACAACAAAAATAACGGACAAAAATGTGATATTATCAAAAAGAAATTTGGAACATTTAAAAATAATTTAAAATTAGAATGTCTCGCATTAGATATTGATTATGAATCAGAATTAAATAAAAGTTTAAGATGTAAAAATTTCATTAACCAAATAAATAAATTATGTTTGAATATTGATGAATTAGAAAATAAAGGAATAATTTTGTCAAAAGAAAAGAAAAATAAGCTGTTTGACATTGATAAATTTAATGATGATATTAAACATAATATACATACAATAACAACATTAAAACAAGATGTTTCTACATTGGAAAAACTTTACAATGTACAAATACAACTCAAACGATATATTGAATATTTTGAAGCTCATAATTTACCAATTAAATCATTCAATGAGTTTTTAAAAATATCTAATGAAAATTTATCTATAGAATATGTATTCATAAATTTTTGTAATGTTGAACATTGTAAATTACTTAAAACTAAAGTAAAATATGATTTAGCACTTTGGTGGAAAGATATTATCATAGATGAATATCCCAAAAATTTCATAAATGAAGTAGACACTAATTTGATTGGATATTTTGAATAAAGATGTATTTCAAGAGATAAGTATGTTAAATATGCAAATAAAGAAAAATTAAATTTAGATTTGAATGATAATTATAATTTAATTTTAAAGTGTAATATTAATAGACAAGAATTTCTTTTAAAGTGTCATTTTGTTGAAAATGAAGAAGTAACTAAATTTGTAGAATGTGAAGATGATTGTGATGGTTGGTTCATCAATAATAGAAGATGTGAATGTGGATATAATAAAAATCTTGTTTGGGATACTGATGGATATGATTTAGATGATATAAACATTTTTAATATTGAAAGTGAAGAACCACTCGGTCAATTAACTTTATCTTAAATTAACAATTGTTAATTTAAATGATATCTAAGTAATTCATAGATGCTAAACATTTTGAATTATTATTGGATGAAATTATTGATAGGATTAAAGTGTCATAATATGTATCATTATATCTTGAGCATATTTCTTTATATAAATCATCAACATTAAAATCTTTTTCAAATCTAATATCAACAACGATTGATGATATTAAATTTCCATTACTTGTTATAGTTTGTGTACCATCACCAATAGCAACTTCACTACTAGAATTTGAAACAGATGAAAAAGATAATGTACCATTAACAGTACCAACACTACCATATGTTGAATGTAGTTGAACTTGAACAATTGCAGATGATCCAGAAATTGCTTCTAAATCACCTGATATATTTAATAATTTTGATATACTACTCGTAAAACCTGATTTTAATCTTAAGGCTAAAAGTACGTAATTTGTACCAGCGGTTGCTAAAGTAACACCAGAATATGTTGTATTAAATGCTAACTTTTTACCAATTGATCCCATTGTACCCTCAGTGAAATTAGAATATGCCATCATTCTTTGAGATAAACTTGAAGAAATTGTTGTACTATTTAAATAATAACATGCTCTAATTTGTGGTGATGGTGTATATTGAGATGTTAAACTATTATGTGTGAATAAATGTGCTGGACATAAAATATTATCTATTATAAAACCAACTTCAATTGCACCACCACCATTCCATAACTGTGATATATACATAAGTTGTAATGTTTCTGCCGAACTAACTGTTAAAGTTTCACCACTTGATCCACTACCATCAAAAACATCAATATTCCAATTTGCTTGTGTTACAGTAGTAGCTGATGATTTTGATACATCAGAAAATTGTAAAGTTGTACCATCAGTTTTATAACATACACCATTTGTAATAATAGGTGGTGTACTAGAATCAACATCAAACATACCAAACTGTGATTCAAAAACTTCTTCACCATTTATTGATCTATCTAATAAAACTCCAGACATCATAATAAACCTTGATCTACCAGTAATATATTCAAGTGGACATTTACTTGTCATTAATGCGTAGGATGAATTATCTGAAGTTTCGATTTCAATATAATTATTTGAATTATATGTCAATGTTGAATTTGCCACTGAATTTAATTGTATAAGAATGTCTTCATCCAAATTAGATATATTTGTTACTTCACTTACTTTGTAATTTTCAAGGATGTGTGAGTTTGAAATTCTTAATTTACCAACAGAGTCAAGCGACATTAAATTTTTAAAGATAAAAAAATTATTTTAAAAAGAATTAATGGCGTCTCAAGTTTATGGTATCGTTAGTGAAGTAAATACAAATTTAAATTTAAATCAGGTTGCATGGAATTTAGCATCTGGTACAGTTGTATCTTCATCGAGAACAGTTGAGACATCATCAATTATATTAGATACGGGTAGTTCTGTCGATGATGAATATAATGGGTTATTATTGGAAATTACTGGTGGAACCGGTTTAAATAATTATTATTTAATAGCTGATTATGTTGGGTCTACCAAGACATGTACAATAAATAAATATATTGAAGTTTTACCGGATAGTACAAGTTTATATATAGTTCATACTTACTCTGGTATGTGTGGTAATCAAGATCAAGATGATCAATATAAATCTGTAACATTAAAACCTGATTTACCTGAATTTGATAGTTTATTTAGTCAATGTTTTATTAAATTTATTAATGGTCATAATCAATTGAAAAAAATTGTAAGTTATGATTCTACAACAAAAATTGTGAAAATTGATTCAGAACTTGAGGAAACTTTATATGATTCAAGTTTATTTTTAATTATTGGTGAATCTGGTGTTGCAAGAACTTCAGTATCTAATGGTTCAACAACAATTTATTTACAGGAGACACACGGTCATAATAGTACAGATACAGATTTTTATGTTGGTTTTTATGTTGAAATTTATTCTGGTACTGGTTCTGGACAAACTCGTAAAATTTCAGGTTATGATGAAACAACTTTAATTTGTACTTTGGATAATGCATGGGTCACTGAACTTTCAACTGATTCATATTATAATATTTATTCTGGTTGGGGTGCTGAAACATATGATAGTGTCCTAAAATACACACAAACAACAGTTGGTGTTCTTGGTGGACCTTTAGAGAAGAATGTTATTTATCAACAACTTAGTTTTAGTGATGATAATTTTAAAAATGTTGGTAAATATTCTGAAAATAGTAATGTATCACCTAATTCAGCACATACATTAGTTGTTGTAAGTAATTTTTTTAAAATGAAAATTGTTTCACTTGGTACAACATTAATTGGTGGTATTAACACATTGTTCCATAATTCTAAAAGTAAAAAGTTGACAAGTTTTATTGAAGAGGGTATAAATAAGAATAATGATTGTGAGTTAACAAGATCTATTATTGCTGGTAAGACTACAACGGGTGTTTATAAAAATGCTATTTTAAATAATTCTGGTGTCTTAATGACAGAAATTGCAAAACCATTGTCGTCATTTGGTGAAGTTAATATTACAGAATTAGAACCTGTAGTACAAATAAGTTTTCCATATTATAAGAATGAGGATTTAATAGTTGAAAAATCTAATTATGCTACACGTATTTCTACTGTAACACCTGGTGATGTAGGTGTTGCAAATATACAAAATATGTATACACCAGCTGGTATATCATTTACATCTTCTGGTTCAGCAGATTATTTTTATATTTTCAGTACTACCACTACATATTATGTGTGGTTTAATTTAACTGATGGATCAACTACAGATCCATCTGCTACGGGTACTGGTGTACAAGTTGATATTTTAACTACTGATTTATCATATGAAGTTGCTGGTAAATTAGTAACAACTTTAGATGGTGAAGGTGCATTTACTGTAGTTCTTGATACAACTGGTCTTATAAGTAACAGTAATCTTGTAAATATTACAAATTCTGTTTCTGGTGTTGTAACAACAATTCAACGTGGTACAATGCCTATTGATTCATCAAGTTTAGTTGATTATGTTGAAAATGAATCATCTTTAAGTATAACAAATGAAGTTGGTATTGGTACAATGTCAACATTAATGTCTAAAAGAATTCATAACTATAGACCTGGTCAGGGTGGTGTTGCAAGATTTTCATGTATATTTGAAGAATCTACTATTGGTATTCAACAAATTGCTGGATTAGGTAATCAAGTTTCTGGGTTTTTCTTTGGTACTGATCCATCAACTGGTATTTTTGGTATTTTACATAGATCTTCTGGTATTCCATCAGTTTACAAATTACAAATTACTGCTGAATCAACAGAATCTCAAGTTTTGACAATAAAACTTGACGATGTTGATTATCAAGTTTCATTAGTTTCTGGTACAGTTAGTGAGGTTACATATCAAATTGTACTTTTAGACGATATTTTTAAACTTGGTGGATGGATTGTTGATCAAGTAAATGATACTTTAATTTTTACATCAGAAATTGTTGAAGGTCCAAGATCTGGAACTTATTCTGTTACATCATCTACAGCTGATGTAGAGGGTACATTTACAACTATTTCTATTGGTGAATCAATTGTAAATACATGGATTGATAAATTTAATTGGAATATAAATAAATTAAATGGTTATGAATCAAATAATATGCATTTAAATATTACAAAGGGTAATAATTATGAAATTCAATATCAAGCTGGTTATGGTAATGTTATTTTTTCAATAGCAGATAAAAATAACAATTCATTTATACCAGTTCATTCGATAAAACATGAGAATGATTTTATTACACCAAATATAATCCAACCTTCAATGAGATTAATATGGATGATTAATACAACTACTTCTACAAATTCATCAACAATGAAAATGAATTCTGGTAGTATATTTAACGAGGGTAAAATAAAAAATTTTGACAATTTATTCAGCAAAAGTCAAAGTTTAGCTTTAACATCAACTGCAGAAGAGCATATAATTACATATAAAAATTTGAGATCATTTAAAGGTAAAATTAATAACATAACATTAAAACCATATGTTATAAATTTTACAAATGATGCAACAAAAACAAGTGTTATAAGAATATATTCAAATAGTACACTTACAAATTATAATTATAATTATATAAGAGAAAATTTATCATCAATTGTTTATGATACAGTTGCAACTGTATCAGGTGGTACATTATTATATTCTGTAGCAGTATCAAAAAGTTTCACAAATGAAATTTCTGAAAATTTATTAAATGCTCTTTCTTTACTTCCAAATGATTCTCTTACATTTACTGTACAAAGTAGTACATCAAATGCTATTGATATTACTAGTGTTTTAACTTGGCATGAAGATCATTAAATTAAAAAAGATATATTTAATTAAATATATATAAATGTCGTTTAACATAAGAAATTTTCATGTGGTAAATACAACTTCCGGCCAATGTCCAATTAATGGAAGAACAACTTCAAATAATCTATATAAAATAAAAGCATTTGATAAAATATTAAATGGTACAGAAGATTTGGTTGAAGTCCCAGGTGTACCAGATAATATTACTTCAGGTGCACTTTTTGGTGAAGCTCATATGTCAACATCATTTATAGAAATATTAAGAGTACCCAAGAAAAATAATTCAATGGATTCTATTTATATTCCAGATGGTATATTAAGGGTAACATATTTATATGGAACATGTGCATTTGACAATACATTAGTATATGGGTTTACTTCTAACAAAGATGCTGAATTAGCAGATATAGATTTTAAAGTATTATTTGCAAAAAATTTAAGTCAATCAAATGGTGATTATGTTGATATACCACTACCTAAAATATATAATAAAATGTATTTGGTAATTGTCCTATTAGTTCAGGGTCAATGGGCAAATAGATCAATTGTTGGAACTAATAAATGTTCAATGAATAGTACACATGCAGGAAATATGTTTTGTGTAAAACCAAGTTTATCAACTTTAGATCCTGGTGATTCACATTTTGTAGTTATACAGGGATATAATTCATTACGTGGAATAAAATCTAATTTAGTACTTGCAATGGAGGATGATAGATTATCGCAGTGTGATAAAGATTATAACGATTTTGTTATAGGTTTAAGTAGTAAATATATATCAACATCTAAAATTAATGATACTTTATTATCTTAATATATTTGTAACCTTTAGTTTTTTGATATAAATCATTAATTGGAACCATATCATTATTCTTAGATATACTATTACCACATTTACGTTCACATATATTACTAAATCTATACATGTAAAACATTAAGAATCTAATTTTGTAATCAATTTCTTCATTATCATCATAAAGAATATCTACAATATTTGTTTCTATTAAATAATCAAAGTCTTTTGTATATTTATCAATAATATTTGTAATTTCTGTAAAAATTGGTATATCATATAAAAATGTCCCATTGATAATCTTAAATAATATTTCTTCAAAATAAAATTTATCAAAATGTGGACAACTTGGACAAGGATAAACAAACAAAAAATCATAATCTAAATCATCTTCAAAAATTTCTAATTGTTTACACCTTCTTTCTTTTAATTCATCATCTTCTTCATCTTCATCTGGTTCTTCATAAGGACTATAATCACCATTCATTCTTTTATTATACTGTATTTCATCTTCATCCATCCTTTTTTTATGATAAGAAAATTCATGATTTTCGGTATAATCATCTAATTCATCTTTATCAAGACATAATCTATATGATTTATCAATTATTTTAAAATAACTCGTAATTACTCTATCATAAAAATCCATAATATTATGATAATTTATCATTAGCAGATATACACAATTTACAACATTATTTTCATTAATTACATCTTCATATGTTTCAACTAAAAATTTAATTATTTTAACATGTAATCCTTTACATGCTAACTCAATTATTGTTAAATTTTTATGATTTTTATATTTTATTATTTCTATCGATGTATATTCTTTAGAAGTAATAATAAATTCATCTATATCTTCGTCATTACACAATTGTTCTAAGTTATACGCATCAAAAACATAATTATCGTCGTAACCAAACATTTTAACATTTACAACTGTAAATATTTCATTTTTTATGATTTGTTTATTTTATGATTTGATGATCTTTGTGATAATTCAATATCAGAACACAATTCATCAAATTTAACACACACAATACCATCATCTATCGAATAGAATACATTGTTAATTTTAACATTATTTGATTTCATTAATTTTAACATACAATGATAACATGGTTTACTATTGAATAAATTATTGTTGTTATCAATACGTAACACGATTAGATCAACTCGTTTACATTTTATTTTTTTACTTCTTATTCTAGATGAATATTTGTTTAATAAATCTATTTCTGCATGTGTATTGATATATTTATTACTACATGGTGATCTTTTTGAATTAAATCCAACCTCGTATAAGATACTGTTTATTTTTAAATTTAACAGGAATGAATGATGCTACATGACACATTTTATCGAATGGTTTTAAATCAATAATATTTTGAATATGATCCAACATATTTTTATATAATTTTAATTTTTAAATTCAATTAATTAAAAATAACTATACATAATTTTATAAAAATGGATCAAGATGAACATAGAAACGATTTATTATCTACATATGATGTTGGTGAAACAGGTAAAAATAAACGTTATATAAATTTTTAACATCTTATTCAATCAAGAGGTTTAAATGGTGTAATAGAACTTAGTGGTGTAAAAATAACAAGATTGCAACTTCTTGGATTACATGATTATATTAATTCAAATGAAGAATATAAATTATTATATAAAGTTGTAGATGAATATGATGTTATTTTTGTTGATTCTTATGAACAAAGTGATATTTCACTATAGTGTGATAATCTTAACTTGTTTCATATTTTGTTCATTATATTTTAATATCATATTAAATTTTTCTATCATATTGTGTAAATAATCTATATAATCTTCCGGTGTATAAGATATATATTTTTCTATATTAGAATTGTTAATATCTTCTTCTGTTTGTTCTATAAGTTCTATTAACATAAGTATTGTTTGATTTGTTATTTTATTAATAACAATGAAATCTTCATCATCAATATTTTTAGTTAAACTGTGACATTTTCTACATATGTCATATGTGTCAGGTAAAACAAAATCAAATGGGTTTTTGTCTTTTTTACATTTTGAACAAAACATTTTTCAACACATTATCAAAATATTTTTCAATATTATTAAATATACAATTGTATATTTATACATCAACTTAATGAACGTTAATATAAACCCTAATGTTGAATTCTTCATTATCAAACGTATATGTTGAATTATTATTGTCAGAATATTCAGATCTAATGTTCTTTGAAATATTCTCAATGTTATATTTAATTATACTTTTAGTTTCATCTAAAGTTTCAATATGAAATGTAATATTATCCCAAGGATGTAAACCATTATTCTTTCGAGACTCTTGAATTTTTGTTGAGATTACTCTAGAATTATGGAGAATTTCAACATTTTCATCATAAGTAAAGTCAACTGCTAATATCATATTATCGTAGACCTTTACCTTTTTATGATCATCAAAACTAGTTTCGTAGTTAATATTGAATAATTCTTCTGTAATTTCAAATCCACCAATTTCTGTTGGTAATTCAAGATTAAGACCAATACTATTACAAGCTTTGATATTTTTACTGATTATATTAAACACATCACTAATTTTCTTACCAAATCGTTTAAAAAACAATGATTTTACAGGAATTAAAGTTTTAGTCACATTTACTTCATCATATTTAAGAATGTTAATATCAATTACATTACATTCAGTGTGGATATACTCAAGTAATTCATGTGAAATTTCTTTATCATAGACAATATCTAAATATTTAATAGGTTTCTTAAGACTAATTTGATTTAAACTTCTAATTTGGTGAACATTACAAATAATATTATGTACAATATCAAATTTAAAATTACTGTTGTTAAATTTATTACTTAATTTATGATCGATTAAGTGAACACTAATTAAACTAGGACTATTTTTATTCATAGTATCCGTAAGACTCAAATAAATTGTTTCACATAAAAATGGTGTGATAGCTCGGAAATCATATGAAATATACTTTAAAATAATATATAGTGTATAAATAGATTCAAAGTTACCATTTTTAATTGAAGGTCTTGAATATCTAATAAATCCATTATTTAAAACCTGAACAAAATTCATAAGAGTAATAACTGCTTTATTCAAATCATAATTATTTAAAGCTTCGTAGTAAACAAGTATACAATTATGATACTTTCGTAAAATCCACAAATTTAATACATTTTTATTATGACAATCACTATTAAACACACCATTATTTTTCATATACAATGTATAATATTCTTCGAAGAATTTCAATGAATTTTTCAACTGAATGATAACTTCTCTATTCATATTCTTCACACCATCTTCGGAGAATTTAATAGATTCAGCATTTACTAATGGTGATGATAATAAGTAAAGTCTCAATGCATCAGAACCATATTTGTCAACTACCTCAAGAGGGTCAGGATAATTCTTAAGACGTTTAGACATTTTCTTACCATCATTTGCAAGAATAATTCCGTTTACGATAACATTTTTAAATGGTACTATATCAAACATTAAAGTTGAAATTACTAACTGAGTGTAAAACCAACCTCTAGTTTGATCTAAACCCTCTGCGATAAAATCTGCAGGTAAAATCTTATGTGTAACATTATCATTAGTTTTAATTGTAACAGAATCTAAATTTCTTTTGAGACCTTCATCTGAATTTCTTAACAACTCAACAATATCATTCTGCCCTAGATTCACACAAGCAGATTCATACCAGCAGTCAAAAACCTCAGGAATTCGTTTGTATTCTTTACCATTTTTAGTAATTATAATATCATCAATAAAATGTCTATGTAAGTCCTCAATATTTGAAAGACCGGTTAATTCTTCAAGTTCATATGATGACTCAACACAAATAATATCACCATCTTCACTTCTCCAAATAGGAATTGGACAACCCCAAAATCTAGATCTAGAAAATCCCCAATCTCTTGATGATGACAACCATTGCTTAAACCTTCCACTTCCAATATTAGATGGTTTCCAATTAATTGTTTCATTCAAATTTAACATCTTCTCTCTAATATCTTCGACCTTAATAAACCAAGAATTGACAGCCTTATAAATTAATGGTGTATCAGATCTCCAACAAAATGGATAACTGTGTGTAATTTGTTCAGTTTTGATATAGTTACCTGTTTCCTTAAGTGACATAATAACTTTCTTGTTAAAATCCTTATAAAATACACCTTTATGTTCAGGTATAATCATAAATCCATTATCATCCATTGAAATATAAAGCTTAGATTCCTTTGTAATGATGTTATTTTTGATACAAACATTATAATCTTCTTCACCATGAGTAGGTGCAATATGAACGATACCAGTTCCACTAGTTTCTTTAACAAATGTATCAGTTACAATTTTATATTTTGAGATAAATGTATTGTATGTAAATAGTGGGATATACTCTAAATCTTTAAGTTCTGAACCAAGAAATGTTTCACCATTAGTATGATCTACAAGACTTTCAGCATAAATACAATCATCAACTGTGATATATTCAATATCAGGATTTACACATAATGCATAATTTGATGGTAATGTCCATGGTGTAGTAGTCCAAACAGCAATATATTGAGCACCCTTAAATGGAGTCTTTAATTCAAACTTTACATATAAAGAAATATCTTGAATATCTCTATGATTTTGTCCAGTTTCAAAATTAGATAATGATGTAGCACATGAAGTTGAATATGGCATAATTTTTACACCTTCGTAGACATGTCCATTTTTATACAATTGTGAAAATGTCCACCATACAGAATTCATATAACTCTTTGTCATAGTCTTATAATCATTATCAAAATCAATCCATCTACCAAGTCTAGACATTGTACTTTTCCATGTATCAGCACATTCCATAACAATATCTCTACACTTCTCATTATAATTACCAATACCATATTCTAAAATTTCATCGGTAGTTTTAATATTAAGCCGTTTTTCTATTTCATATTCAATTGGTAAACCATGAGTATCAGCACCAGCCCTTCTTTCAACATGATAACCTTGATTGTGTTTATGTCTTAAGATGGTGTCTTTGATAAAAGCACCAGCAATGTGACCATAGTGGGGATCTCCAGTATAAAATGGTGGACCCTCATAAAACTTAAATTCTGGCTTATTCTTATTTAATTTCATAGACTCTTGAAATGTATCTTCGTTGTTCCATTTGTTACAAATTTCTTGTTCGTTCATATTTATAATTATAAATATAAGAAAATTTTCATTTTATTGTTTTTGATAGAAATGTTGTGTAATTAAATTTATGTTTGATAGTGTCTAAAATTTTCTTGTATATTTCTGTATTTTCATCAATGTTCATTCTTATTATATTGACAATAGAATAAAGTTTTAGTTTTCTAATATCAGAGTTAAAAGTATTAAACCAAAAGTTTATAATTTCATCGTCTTCAAAATAAAATGTTTTAAATCTGTTTATATCCCATTGTACTCGTTCTTTAATATGATTTTTACTATAGTAACCTTTTGAGTTATACCATGATTCACCATTTATAATTATTAACATTAAAGATAAGCTTAATTTTACACCATTTTTAATTATCGTTGAAGTATCAGTAAAATATATTTCATGTGGTTTAGTAAGATCACAATAATCTAAAATGAATACTTCAAATTCATTTAATATTTTAGTACCAGAATATTCACATGATGACTTTAAACTTTCTATTTTAAATTCATTATTATAATATGTAAATTCTAATATTTCGACGTTATTATTTATGATTATAATTTGTTCATTTGAGTTGTTGATAATTTCACAATTTTTAAACATTTTATACACGAAATATTATTATACAAATTAATATTGTAAAACTTAAAAATACAGCAAAACAAATATAATTTCTACTTAATATTCTTGTATGTTCATGGAAATTTATATATAATTGTCCATCATGTTCTAATTTAATCTCTTGTGATTCTAAATCTATAGATTCAATAGTTGACATTTTTGTCAAATAAAATATATATTAATTCATTTTTATGTATAGAATGAATCGTTTGGGAAAATGGGATCTACTCTATTACAAATTTTAATTGATTTACGCTTACTTCCACTTTTACATCCACATACACTTTTACAGCTATTTTTTAATTTTGATTTTTTATAACATTGACATGAATAATTCTGTTCTAAAGAATCTTCATATTCATCATTACATAAATCTTTGTAGTTATTATCATAATCATCAAAATCATTATAAAGATTCTCAGATACATAATGTATATTCTTTTTATTTTTAAACACTATATCATTTGTAAAATAAAAATGATAAATGATATTGTTGTTTAAACCATTGTCTTTAATCTCCAAACACTTCATAAAGATTTTATGTTCATGTATATATTGTAAATCAATATTACCACTTTCTAATAACCAAATTATAAAATTAATCTCCTTTTGTTCTAATACTTCATAGTCTTCAAAATTTTTGATCATATGTAAATATTCATATGGTTCAATAATTTTTTTAATCAGTGAAAATACACAAGTATCATAAGTATCTTCATAGAAAGAAAATAGAAAATTAACTGACATCATTTTTACATTTTATGTGTAAATTTATTCAATTTTTCTAAATATTTATACAACTTTCATGTAACTTTCTAAATTATCATCTTCATCTTCATATTTATATTTTATATTATCTAAAGCATGATATAAATTCTTTGACAAAATTTTACGTCTGATGTAAAGTTTGTATATAATTTTATGGAATGATAATATTTGTTTATTTGTACAATTATGTTCAAATTTATCTAAATTTAAGATTTTAATATATGGTACTATATATTCTACAATGTCAAAATGATTATTTCTAAGTGCTATTATTAAAATATTTACATAATTATTTATTTTAAAAGATTTAAATTTGATATATTTAATAATATGTAAATGACCATTTAAACTTGCATATAATAAATCTTTGGAAATATTGTAAATTACAGTACCAGTAAATAACACCGAAAATGTATATTTTAATATGTCTAAATTTCCATTTATACAAGAATGTCTAATACATAATTTTAATGTGTCATATAAATCACAAATATCACATGTTTTTTTAAAATGTTCAATTAGATATATAAAAATATCTAATTTTTCATATTGAGATGAAAATTTTATTGCATCGAATAATAGTTCTTTTTTATATGAATATTTATTAATTCTATATCTAACTAAACTTATAAATCCACTTGCACTTGCTGTACTTAGTATTGAATCTTTTTCATTAATACTATCACATTTAAATTTTTTACTTGTTTTACATTTATATCTAAAATTTATTACAGTAACAGCATTGAATATTATTTTTGACATAAGAAATTTAAGATCTTTTAATAATTTACATTCATATTCTTCGTAATTATTACATTTATTAATAACATCCAATGAACTATAATCATCGTTATATAATTGATATATATATTTAAAATTTATATTTTTATCACCATTTTTAAGATTTACCATTAAATCAAAAACTTCATATTCATCATAAAAATATATTTTATTTTTAATATATTTAGAGTCATCATATATCCTTTTAATTATATCCTTACAATTATCATTTTTAGTACTAAAAAATTCTTTGTATATACACATTTTTAATATACATATGATATTATTTTCATTTTATCTTAATATATCAATGTGTTATTTTTTAACTTATCAGTGTGAAATTTTATTGATTCTAAAATATTATTTAAACGATTTAATTCGTTTGAGTTTAAAGGCTTTATACCATAAAAATCACAACCAGAATAAAAATTTGATAAATCAGATATAAACTCTTTTATTTTTCTATTATGATGTTGTATAAAACTATATTTATTATTCATTTTAATACCATAATTTACAACATCTATATAATTGGTTAATTGATCTGACATTTTTTTTAAGTTATTTTACACTTAAAATTATTTTTATCCCGTGTTACAGACCGATTTTTATTTTGATGAAACTATAAAAAATACAAAAAAATCAATTGAAAAAATGGTAAAAATAGCACTTTTCAAAATATTACATCCGACTAGCCGTCGGATACTCAAGACAAAAAAGTGCTTAAAAATACGTCTCTCTATTACTATTCAGACCGTATTTTTGAAATGAGTTTTTTCAACCATTCGTGTCTTTTTGACGTTAAAAATATTTTTTATTCAGTACTATTTAATTTTTTGAGTTTAATTAATAATTACATGTGATAAATTTATTGTAACAGTATACCATACCGATTTTTATTTTGGTAAAACTATGAAAAACATAAAAAAATCAATTGAAAAAATGGTAAAAATAGCACTTTTCAAAATATTACATCCGACTAGCCGTCGGATACTCAAGTCAAAAAAGAGCTTAAAAATGCATCTCTCTATAATTATTCAGAGCACTTTTTTGAAACGAGTTTTTGTCTTCATTCATGTCTTTTTAACAAAAAAAATATTTTTTATATAGTACTATTTATTTTTTGAGTTTAATTAATAATTACATGTGATAAATTTATCACATTAAGGTACTAGACCGATTTTTATTTTGTTAAAACTATGAAAAATACAAAAAATTCAATTGAAAAAATGGTAAAAATAGCACTTTTCAAAATATTACATCCGACTAGCCGTCGGATACTCAAGTCAAAAAAGAGCTTAAAAATGCGTCTCTGAATAGTTATTGGAGACCATTTTTTGATGAAAATTCAAAAAATGAATTCGTTAAATTTAGCCAAAAAATGAATATTTCACCAAAAATATAAATTATAAATGTGTAACACGTTTGTCATCATTCCTGATCCAGCATTAAATCCTAATTATTTAGATAATTCTAAATTGATAATACAAAAACGTGACGCATTAAAAATACTAAGCATTCTTGAAAATATAGATAATGCAAAATTAAATAATAAATATTTCTCGATGGCTTTTATATCACCCAATGAAATAAATGCTGTAAAAATGTGGATTGGTTATACAAACGCATTAAAGGTTTACTATAATTATATTATTGAGCGTATAAATTTTTTAGGACTTGATAATAAAGATGTTACATTTGATATTGATAATTCATTGTATAATGTTGTACCATGTTATTTGGAAAATGGTAAGGCTATTTTTAATGGTGAATTTAATGACTATTCATTTCCACCTTGGTTTTCATATCCACCATTTTATATGGCACATAGATCATTTTTGTTTTTAAATAACCCAGTATATTATGCACAATTTTATTGTGAAGATTTAATGCCATTTTTAAACTATGGATTTTTATGGCCAAGTAATTGTGATAGTTCTATTTATATTACATGGTCATTTTCATATCTTGAAGCTATCAAAGCAAGTGTTCCAGCTAAATACAAATATACTCTTGAAGAGATACAAAGATGGATATATAATAATAAAGTTAATCCAAGAACACTCAGAAAGATAAAGGAGGGTAGTCGTATATACAAAGATCTTGTAAATGCTGCAATAGGACATGGTTTTATTAGATAATTATATAAATATATAATTATTTTTGATACGTATTTATTATTGAAAAATATATTAAATATATACATAAAATGAACAATTTCAAAATTTTATTTACATGTGATAGTTTAATGACAAATACATTAGAACAAATACCAAAAATAATAAAATTTGATGGTATTAGTAAAACACCTGCATTATATACAATTGATACATATGATAATATTTACGATCAGATAAAATCATATGATATTGGAATAGTCAAAAACAAAATAATAATGTTGTACAATTTAGTCATAGAACTTGATGAATATAATACTTCTATGATAAATATTTTAAATATGGTATTAAAAGATTTTCACCATATTAATACTAATAAACTAATTAAGTTTTTATTTGTTTTATATGGTTATTATTTAGAAACAAATGATGAACAATTACATGAACAAATGAATATCGTTAAAAATACAATAAATATATATTACCCTGGTACAAATAAAATTAAATACGATATGAATATTGTAATGAGTGAGATAGTTATAGATACACTTAAAACGTTTAATTTAAAATTTGGAGAAAATGATGAAATTACTGAAATGTTAAAGACTAAAGATCTTATTACTAGAAATAAAGTTATAAATAAACTGATCACAGGGTTAAATAAGATAGAAAACCCAATTGTAACAAATAAATTAATTAGAGATACTCTTAGTAAAATAAATTCAACACTAAATAAATATGATCACATAAATTATTCGAATATAGGTGTTCAATTAACTTTTAATGATGATATCATCATTATAAGATTTATTATGTTTATTAACAACAATGATTTTGCTGGTACATTTGAGCTGAATATGTTAGATTTTTATAATTTAACTGATTCAAATGTCATCATTTTCAGAAATTCTATTATATGTATATGTTTAACGCTATATTTATTTGAGTTAAAAATAATTGATGGTACATTAAAAGATATAATCAAAAATGATCTACTTAAAATATTCGATAAATCAATAAATTATAGACTTAAAGAATACATGAATTTAGATCAAATAAACATATTTAACTGTTTTAAAGATATTCACACATTTTAAAATTCATATTCTGTGAAATCAAAAACATTGTATTTATTTTGAGCAGTTAGTAATCTATAATATGAATTACATGTATATGTAAATAATTCATTTGCTTCCTCAAGTGTAATACTTTCAATTAAATCTTTATGTACAATATAATCCAGTTCAATGTTTGAAACAAAATTTTCATGTATTCTCGTTCTAAATAAAACATCATTATCTTCACCCATCATTATATTTCTAAAAAAGTCTAAAGGTCGCTTAAATAATTTTGATACATTAACTGGTATTGTATAAACAGTGACGGAAATTTTATTCTGATCAATTATAGGTTTAAATACACCCTCACCATTTAAAATTAGTGGATGTAATTTTCTATAATTATCTACATCCATATCTATTGCAACAGCTATTATATCACCAGTTACTAAACCATAATTTTTAACCATATCAAATGTATGAAGGTTTGGCATGTTTTCTTGATCAAAGTAAAAAACTCTTGACATTATTTTTAAGAAAATATCATATGATATTTTCATTTTTTTATCTTTCATAAATAATGTTTTTTAAACTATTTAATTTTATTTGAATTTCATCATAGTAAGTATTTAATTGTAATAAATCTCTGTTGTTACACCATTTAATTTAACAATCAAAGTACAATAATAATAATTCAAACTATATTCAGCCAATGTATCAACTTTAGTTTTTATTATTTTTTCAATCAATTCACTGTGTATTTCATTATCCAAATCAATAGTTGTAACAAAATTTTCAACTAATTCAGTATGACCATTAGAATAAACTATTTCCGAACATACAATATCATTACCAATCATAAACATTAACACATATTCAAAATGTTCATTTGGTGACTTAAAACATCTTGATACTTCAAGTGGAATTTTATATGATACACTACTATTTTCATTTGACATCTTTGACATATTATACATTGATAGAAATTTACCATTTTTACCAAGTATCAATGGTTGAATATCTTTAAAATTATCTTTTTTACGATTAATGTTTATCGCAATTATATCACCTATACTCAAATTATATTTTTTAATCATATCAACCTTGTTAAGGTTAGGAACACTATTTCTATTGAAATATAAAACTTGAGACATTTTGTTTAAATATATAGTTAAATTTTCATTTTACTTTATTTCAAGATATATAGATAAATTTTGCTCATCACTATATATCATATTAATTAATGGTAATTTATCTTTAAAATTATTTTTAAGATATGCATAACATTGATATTCATGGAAATATTCGATTAATTTGATATTTTCGTGAATATCAATTTTATCATAAAAAGACCAACCAGTTTTATCATTTTGATATATCAATGATAATTTATCGTCTTCAATATTATATGAATAAACTAAATATGTCCTCACTGAATTTTTTATTATTTTATATTTAGAAATAGAAAGTAATTCAATATTATCACCATTCAATTTAATTGCAAAATATGTATATTCATCACAATAAAATAGAAAATTTTCTATTTTAAAGATATCAACATTTAAAAACAATAGTAATTCTGTTATCAATTCATTATCAATGTTTAAAAATTTAATTATGTGACTTTTCTTTAAATGACCATTTTTATTTTCTTCAAGATTAATAAAAAATTTGGTTGATAATGTATATTTCTTTGTGAAATTTTTGATGATTTTCAACATTTTAATATATTTTATAATTATAAAATATTATTTTTGTTTCTACTGAATTAAACAGATTCTTCAATAGACTCAACATCAGGCTTATCTTCAACAATATCATCAGTCTTCTTATCCTTAGGATCACAGAAATCAGTTTCAACAAGATTACTAAGTAAATCCATCTTTGCCTTAACGTTTACATCATCCATCATATCAGTCATATCTTCAATTTCAGTCGTTTCCTCAACTTTATTTGTAGGAAACGACTGACCAATTACATCACCAGAATCCATACCAGCTCTAATCTTAGCAACACCCTCAGCAAAAAGTGGGCACTCAATACTCATCTTTGAGAAAATCTCAAAAAGTCCCTCCATTGACATATCTTCAGCATTAAAAGTTTCTTCATTAAGTTCAATAGACATCTTTTACACTTAAATATTTTATAAAATTTTCATTTTTTATTACATTTTCAGAATATCACAAATGTAAGTTACATCAAAACCAAAGAAATATTTTTTAGTTTTTGAATTGGTCTTATATTCAGTATTATCAAAATTAAAAATTAAATCTGTATCAACACCAGAACTAATTAGTAAATCATTAAATAATAAAACTGATAATATAGGTACTTGACATATAGTATATTTTCTATATAATTCATTATCATCACCACAACATCTTAATATTTTTGTATCATTTTTATAATTAAATAATTCATCAAGTACTTCTGTATATAATCCACCTTGCATAACAGCAGCACTTCTTATTTGTGGCAAATTATCATTTTCAATAACAGATGATATTTTATTATTAATTTCATCAAGTACACTATTTGTATAAGGACTATTATTTTTACCACCATAACAATTAGAATCCATATTCATCCATTCTTTATTTAATATGGTAAGATTACCATAAATATTTCTATTATATTTCTTAAAATTTCTTAAAATTCTATCTATTTCATCTTCATTATATTTTTGTTCAAAAGATTTACTTGTAAGTATGATATCTTCAACATTATTATATTCAAAGTTAATAAAATTATACTTTAATGCTAGTTTACAAATTATCATTACTTCATATGGTAAACTTTCATTGATATCAAATGCTATTTCATTATCTATATTTTCACCATGAATATCAAGTGAATATTCATCAGTATTAGAACTAAATACATAATTATGTAAACCATTTAAAATCATACTTGGAAAAACATACTTTGTTTTAAATGATAAAAATGAATCATTTAAAAATACACTAAATAATAAATTAGAATATTTAAATAATGTCATTACATTGTTATTCTTCTTAATAATTTTAATATTATAATTAGGTGATAACTTACGATTATTCAAAAATTTATTGTATACAAGTGGTGTAGATTTAGTTATGGATAACATTTTTAAAAATTAATATATATTAATTTTCATTTTATATAAATGAATAAATTGATAAGACAAATACATAAAGAAACATTATTTTTATCGCGAAATGATGTACTAAGTAATATAGAACATAGCATTAAAGAATGGGTAAAATACCGAGAAAAGAAAACATTATATGTTTATATTCCATTTGAAACAGATTATGGTTCTGATAGTTATTTATATTATCATTTTCGACATTTACTACCATCACATAATGTCATACGAAAACCATCTAAAAATAGTAATGTTGAAATGTTATATTTAGATGATATGAATATATCATATAGAATTCCAAGTTTTGGTTCTATACGTTGTGAAACTATAACTATTATAACACCAGTTATCTCAGAAAATGCATTTAATGAATATAATAATCATCATGCACATCAAAATATTAATATATTCTATGGATATATGGTTAAGGGATTTAAATATCATGATAAAATAGAACTAGAAAAATTCTACAATAATATAGTTCATAGATATTACAGTGAAGATATTAATATATTCTACCCTGTATGTTTAACATATAAAACAGGTTATGTGTATGATAAATATATAAATCTTGATAATATTCATAAAAATTTAAATTCGGGGTTTAAAAATATATATAAATATATAAATTCAATTAATGATTATTCTCTAGCAAATAGTAATCTAAAAAATACTGTACCACAACTAGCTAAAGCTATTGGTCTAAGTAATGTATCTGAAATTCCATATTATATAGCATTTTTATACCATGATAATTATTTAGTAGAGCGTGAAAAATACAACCCTAAACATATAGATATATATATTAAACATAATGATAAATTTAAAAATGATATGTTATCCGATAGTAGATTTATAACGTTTTATATTTCAATGCGTATAAAGGAAGAATTATATGGACATGCTAACTTTGTTGTAATTGATAAAGAAAGTAAAACATTTTCAATATTTGAACCTCATGGTGGTTATGAAAATTACTATTCAACTCGTGTTACTGCTGATTTTTTCAAAACTAATCTTCCTGGATATTCATATATTGAAAGTGATGAGGTAGGACCCCAAATATTACATCAGGTAGAATTTAATGTAGATGAAGATGGAATATGTTACACTTTATGTATTTTGTATGGTTTATTAAGAGTTATGAATCCAAAATTTAGCTCTGATCATGTTATAAATGAAATAAATCATATGTTAATATATCCAGATTTTGGAATAACCATTCGAAAATTTGGAATTTGGATGGGAATTATTTTAAATCAATCTAAAATAGATAATTCTTAATCCAAGTAAACATACTATGTCTATGTACAGATTTATATGTTGTAATATTTTCAAATGTTAATGTAGTTTCAATATTTTCACAATTAATAAATTCATTTAACATGACAATTGATAAAATAGGTGATTTTTTAGTGTCATAAATATTTAATTTATTATAAAAACATCTTAAAGATTCATGGTATAATCTTGATGAGATATAATGATAACCAAACAAGTAATTAAATTGTTCAATACCAAGACCACCTTCTGATACAGATGATGGTCGTAAAATATACCCATTCGTATTAACATGTTTTTCTATTTTTCTATTTATTTCATGAATTTGAACATGAAAAAATTCAGTTAGACACTTATTTAAATTTTTATACTTACCACGATCATAATTTCTCCAATTGTCATTATTTATTTCAAGTGAACCATAAAATAAATTATTTTGTTCTAAAGAATTTATTGTATTTAACATATTTTCACATCTAAAACATTCATAACCATATTTCTTAATTAAGATATCTGACATATTATCATATTTACAATTTGAAAAATTATATTCTACAGCCATCTTACAAATTAAAATTACTTCACATGGTATATTACCTACACACTTATAAGTATTATTAAACTTTGAAACTTCAATTGTTAAACATGGTGTACAATCTTTAGTTGCATTATATAAATTATTAGTTAATGTTTTAAATTTATAACCCTTTACAATTTTATATTTATCAAGACCATTAATTATCATACTAGGAAATGCAATTCGTGTACTAAATTTAATTTTATTGTTTATAATCTCAACCTCAAATATAACATTAGAATAATAAAAATAATATGGTTTGGATTCATCATCAGATCTTACCATAAAATTAAAATTCATATGATTACTATAAAACTCAGATATAGTTCTTTTCTTCTCTTCCACATCAAGATTTTTAGATAAATATCCAAGTGACATCAAGATTTTTTTGTTAAATTCTTTGATTATTTCAATTTTCTTGAAATAAACCACCATCATCTGATTCTGAAGGATAAAATATGACAAATATAACTATGACAAATATAATTATTATCAATATAAAAATTGCATAAAATATATATTTCTTATTTAGAGATGATTCATTAGATCTAATTTTTTGATAATTATCAACCGAATCATTATCCAATTTAATCATCTTCTTAAGGATATCTTCATTTCGTTTTTTATGTTTATTTTTCTTTCCTTCCGATAAATCACTTAAATCATGTTTATACCCCTTCATGATTTTTGCCTTCTTTTTATTGTATTTATTTTTAAGTTTGACCATATCTTTGAACTCTTTACTGTTAATATATTCATCGTCATCATCTGTTAAAATTAGAGGTTCGGTTGTGTTTGAGTACATCTTTTATATATTTTTAAATTTATTATAAATTATATCAAAACATTCATTGAAATCATCTAAATCCATTGAAAATGTTCCACCAATACGTGGATTTATTTCAAATATTATTATTGTATCATCTTTAATTGTAAAATCTACACATGCAAAACCAGTATAATTAGTTTTATTAAATAAATCAATGAAAATCTCATCATTAACATTAATTTTTTCATAGTTTATAATTCTACCACATATTATTTCATAATCATAATTTACATTTCTCATATAAAATTTTTTAAATAGTATATTACCATTGTATATAAAATATTGACCAACTATATAAATATTACTATTAATATATTTTTGAAGAATAAAGTTGTCATCAATATTATACTTTTCGTAGTCATCTAATGATTTTATCATAAATATATTTGAACCACCATCACTATTTCTTTGTTTTGCTAAATAAGGATAATTTAAATAGTAAACAGTTTCTGGTATATTATTTGGATAATTTATACCCATATATTCAGAAAATAATATTTTATCACTAAATATATTGAAAATAAAATCTTCTGGTGATAGTATTATTGCATTATTTGTGATATATTCACTACGGTTTTTAGGTTTTAATGGTATAAAAACTTTTTCATTGTTTATAACATCTGAATTTATCACCGTAAAATTATTTAATTTATGTGCATTTTCTTTTAATTCTTTCCAAGAATTTACTGTGCTTATTATCATATTTTTATAAAAAATCTAATTTATTAATAGAATCATATAATTTTGTAATTGTACCATCGTTTAAAAGTTCATAGTGACATTTATGATTTAACCATTCAGTTTCACTGATATGTAAACTGTCGATAATATTATAATAATGTGAATCTCTATGAATGTGTATAATTTTATGATTTGAAAATAATTTCATCCATTCAATCTCATTCTCAAAACGGCAATCCGAAATTACAAATTTAGTGTGACCAAATTCTTTTCTTATGTTATACATTTGTCTTTCAACTTGTAAAACCCAAATATCTTTGTGAAATTGATCTCTAAATAAATCTGTACCAAGAAATTGCATTATATTTCTAGGTGTAATATCAACACCTAAATTTAATTTTTCAGTCCACCATTCATCTACTTCTTCACGTTTTATTCTTGATTCTTCAGTTAACCCAAGTAACATTTCATAATCCCATCCAAAAATAATAGATGTAACTCTTTTTAAAATATTAGCAAAGCTCAACTGATAAAACCCATATTTTTCACATAAATGTAAAGCAACTGTATCTTTACCACTACCTTTAAATCCACAAATACCAACTAATACAGTTTCATAATCTTGATTAGACATTTTTTAAATATTTTTAAATTGTCTAATCAATTTTTTACAAGATATATAAATAAAAATATATAATTATATATTTTCATATAAAAATGAATGTATCCCCAGTATATGACATAGATGAATTGTCCAATGATAAATCTTTAAAAGATTTATCAAAAATAGTAAATGAATACCTTGATTATATATCAAACAATAAATTTGATAATACAAATGATATGAAACTAACATTGGAAAATAGTGACATTTTGTACAAATTTAAATTTGTTGATATAAGACTTACACGTGATATAGCTTTACATCAACATGATGATATTCTTTATAAGTTGTCTAATAACCTAATGAAAAGTTTATATAAAATTCTAAGACAAATAAAGTTTTTATTGGGAAACTTTAGTAAAATAAACAAGTTAAAAACTTTGTTAAATGAATATACTATATTACAAGAACTTATAATTAAACAAAATATTTTAATCAGAGAACATATTTTATAGCTTTAGGTGTAGTCTTCAACGCAATTTTAACCAAAAACTTTGTTTGTTCCTCTTTTGTTAACTTTCTTAAAATATATCCATCAACTTCAAGGACAGTTTTTATCATATCATGTGTTTTAACATTAAAAATTTCTATAACTGATGGTCTAGCTTTTAAGATAGCTAATATTCTTGTATGAGAATATTTCTTAACAAAATCAAATCGTTCCTTTCTAGGAATTATTTGTTGTTTAAATATATACTTTAACACATCAAATGTAATTAAATCTAATCGAACAAATCCTAAATTTTTAGGTGTTACATTTTTAAGTATGTATTCATACTCTTGTCTATCTTCTGGTATATTTTGAATTGAAGCAGTTTTATATCTATTTAAGACTTCTTCAGTTTGTTCAATATATCTGTAATATTGTTCATTATTTGTGTATAAAATTTCTTCATACATATAATCAGATTGATATTCTAAAGGTATACGTCTAATTATACAATTATCAATATTAAATAAAGATTCATACATCACAGTTTTTTCAGTTAAAAATTCAGGTATACATTCGGTATCATCAGTTTTAATAAGAATACATATGATATCTCTCCAATTATCATCAGTTTCATCAAATAAATCCCAATTAATATACTTTCCAACTTTATTAATATTGTCATTATCAAGTGCTCGAAGAATGTATTCAGATGTATTAATATTGTACTCAATTGAACCAAGTTTATGTGAAGTGTATTTAATTTCTTGATTCAAATATTGAATATTCAATGGATTTAGTGATATGGCACACATAGTAAAATAATTTGGTAAATATTTAATAATATCAGTATTTTTATGTTTTGATAAAAGACTTAAATATTCTTCATCATTAAATTCATAGTAATTTAATAGATTGAATTGTTTATTGAACATAATTAATCCATACGCCTGTCTACCAGTTAAATTAACTTCATGGATAGTGTCATTATTAAGGAATGGTGAATTTATATATGATTCAATAACTTTTTCTGATGGATTCTTGATATATTCAAATACACCACTGAAATGTTCAACATCAAATATTAATTGTTTTTCTTTACTTTCTTTATAATTGTGTGTAATTATATATCCTGGTAATAAAATATTGGTGTTGTCAAAAAAGCTGCAAAAATAGTTCAAAAACATTTTCTTCATATTAATGTATTTTTTTTCATTTTATCAAAATATATAGAAACTGAAAAAAATTGGTATTATACACGATGAAAATGTCAAATACAAGAATTATTAAAATGTCAGAGATTTTATTCTTTCATAATGAAACAGAAATTGCACCATATTCAATTAATTTACCTGGTAATTGTAGTGATGAATATCGTACCAGACATTGTGGTTGTGTTGAACAAATTAGAAAGATTAATATTAATAAGATAGTAAATGATTCATTTGATGAACTTACAATTAAACTTGAATCAAATAATTGAAAACTAATTATAATAAATATGATAAAATGATGATTTTATCAAAAGAAGATGAAAAAATTATTAACGACTATTGTTTCTATGATGAGAAAGTTTATGAATATATAATTGATAATACCAGTAAACGTGGTGATATATTATATCGTAAACTAGTATTTTCGTTTGAAGGTGTCAATAGAAGAATTATTAAATTCTTTAAAACATTCAATAATACATCATATGAAATAATAGATCTCTTTCTATTCAAAATTAATAATTTATGTAATAGTTTTTATAAATATACTGATATTAAAATTAATAAAATTAAAATGTTCAATGAGTTTTATTATGATATTTACAATAAAACTAAAAGAATTTATGGTAATATTGTACTAAAATATTTTTTTATACAAAATTTAGACAAATATACAAATAATTTAATTTATATGGATATATTTAGATATATCAAAGAACCTTCAAATGATATTATTTTAAAATTTGTATATAATTGTGACAATATTATTGGGTTATATAAATTAATTGATGAACCATCTGAATATATTACTTTAAAGTGTATCAATAAATGTGATAATATTGTTGGGTTATATAAACTTATCAAGAACCCATCTGAAGATATTAAAATAAGATGTGTCTATAACTGTGATAATATTCTTGAGTTATATAAATTAATTGAAGAACCATCTGAAGATATTAAAATAAGATGTGTATATAAATGTAATAATATTATAGAGTTATATAAATTAATTAATGAACCACCAGAATATATTACTTTAAAGTGTGTAGAAAATTGTAATAATATTGTAGAGTTATATAAATTAATTGAAGAACCAACAGAATATATTACTTTAAAGTGTGTAGAAAATTGTAATAATATTGTAG